GGTAGGCAGCCTTGTCGCGCTTGGCAGAGTCGACCAGGAAGATATACGTTTCGTCTGTTCCCTTGCTCAAGATTGTTTCTACGTCGTCCATATCTTTTAATTCCATCAAATATTCTTTTCGCGGAAACTTTCCTATGGGAAATATCCTATATGCCAAAGAATATGAGCACTCAATGTCAGGGACATTAAGAGGTCAGAATTGACCAAGGGGAAACGAAGGCCTCTTGAGCCCGGGCATCTTCCCCGATTATTTGATCCGTAAAGTTTGTCAGAGTCGCGACCATTCGGAGATGGCAATGACCTTTACGCCCTCGCAAATCTTGATTTTCGACCGCAAAGGGACCCCCAGCCGCCATTCCTTGATTCAGATACGCGGACTTATATTAAGACATCAAGTCGGTGGGTGAAAATATGACATTTGAGATGCTTATAAGCTGCGGAGCGTCGATATAGTCTCCTGGATCAAATGACACTTACAATCTTTTAAATATACAAAAATTAGACACACGCATAAAAAATGTGTTTAATAGTATATACACAATGTTGCTTGACATATTGAACCGGACACCTGGATTACTGTTCACCCTGATGCTTATAGCATTTGTAATCGGAACTATGGTTAATTCTATTATGGAAGCTAAGAAGGCAAATAATGTCAAAGCCGTGACAAAACCTTAAGTTTTAAAAATAATATTTGTTGTTACTATACAGTATGAAGCTAGTGCCATCCAGCCCTCTGATGTTCCTCGTGGTGATTGTCGTGATTTTCGCACTAGGTCTGCTCTTTGGCAAGATGTTCGGCAAGAAGAAGACCGAGAAATTCGACTCTGTCATCCACGGCATCCCCAGCACCGTGCAAGAGTTTGCCACCAGCCCCAAGGTCCTCCCCCCCGTTCCACAAAACAAAGGTGTAACAGATCATGACCAATGGGCTAAAGCATTCAACTCATAAACAGCACATACTTATTTTGTCGATATGCGGTAAATTCAACTGTTAATCAAAAAAATATTTGATTACTAAAATGCAAATCTGGCAAATACTCGTAATCGTAGCACTGTGTCTTGCCCTCGCATACTTTCTGATGAAGGGCAAGAAAGAGCGCTTCACTGGTCAGACAATGTTCCTGGATGCCCCTAGACTCCGTCCGGTGCTGCGCGGCAGAAATGATGAGACCATGGATGTTCTTGCTTACTCCCTCGGCGGTCTCGACGTTCCAAAGACCAAGAAATGTTAAGAAAAACGGTGGTTATTTTGAAAAGTGTACATACATCTTTCAAATCACAGCGGGAACTTTTTGTCGCGATATTTCCGTATAAAGGCTTCGTCTTCGTTAGCACGTGCAGCATACAATGGGTTTGATCTTTTAAAGTAAATGCTTAAAACATTTATCCTTGCGATGAGTTTGTTTAGACCATCTCTGGTTTTTCTGTCCGCAAATACTTTCTTCAGTGCTTTCCGTCTGGTATCCCTAGTATCTGATATGTGGTAGCCATAATTCTATCAAATATTCTTTTTGCGGAAACTTTCCTATGGGAAATATCCTATGTGCCAAAGAATATAAGCACTTAATGTCAAGACATTAAGAGGTCAGAATTGACCAAGGAGAAACGAAGGCCTCTCGAGCCCGGACATCTTCTCCGATTGTTTGATCCGTAAAGTTTGTCAGAGTCGCGACCATTCGGAGATGGCAATGACCTTTACGCCCTCGCACATCTTGGTTTTCGACCGCAAAGGGACCCCCAGCCGCCATTCCTTGAATCAGATACGCGGACTTATATTAAGACATCAAGTCGGTGGGTGAAAATACGACATTTGAGACGCTTATAAGCTGTGGAGTGTCGATATAGTCTCCCGGATCAAATGACACTTATACACAACGAAAATACAAAATACAATACAATCAGGATTGTTATATACTTGTTTTGTCGATATGCGGTACACATTTTTTACCGTTTGTATTTCACACCATCACTGCGTCCTGCCTGACGGCTATTGACGCCAATAGAGGTCTCCCACAGAATTGGTGGCTATATCGACAACTTATGATATATAAGTATGTGTAATTTTTTATATACAAATGGCAAACTCATTTGGGTTCAGTTTACATCTTGATGAAAATCATAGAATTAAAGACACCCAATATACAAAACAAGAAGAAAGAAAGCATATATTATATGCTATATTCTTACAAAGTCCTGATTTATATTTAGAATATATGGCTGATGATTTCTGTGAGTTTGTAGTTCCTGTGGGGAAAAGAAAGTTGTATTTTGGAATAACAATGTGTGGTTTTGAAACAAGAATGAAAGCTCATAGAAGTCGTATGAATGATGACAAATGCCGACACTCTAAGAAACTTTACAATGCTCTTAGATATTATGGTTTTGATAGTTTTACAAAGGTTATATTAGAAGATAATATGACTGGGGAGGAAGCTAATAACTCAGAAATTTACTATATTTCAAAATATGATACTTACAAGAATGGTCTTAACTCAACACGAGGTGGTGATAGTTTCACATCAGGAGACACAAATCCTGTAGCTTCTGCTGTTAAAATTTATAATAATACTACAGGTGAGATTACATATTTTTCTTGGCAAGGAGCTGCTGCTGACTATCTAAAAGTAAGACCCAATCGCATTTCTTTGGTAGTAAATCCTAAATTTACAAATCAAGCACAATTATATTCTAAGCATTTGAAGGCATATTTTCAGATAAGATATATAACTGATAATACACCATTTGAGGAAAATATGTTAACTCCTCTAGAGAAAGTATCATTATCAAAGAGTAATAGCATAATTGTTGTAGATTTAGACACGAGAGAAGAACAATACTTTAATAGCACCAAAGATGCTTCAAAACATTTTAATATTGAGGAATACAATATAGTAAATGTTCTTAATTGTAGAAAATGTAGACAGTTTAATGTAGATAAAAATAGATATGATGTTCAAAAATTACCAAAAACACGTGATTGGGATTTTGATATTTTGCCAACGAGTAAGAGTATATCATTGGCACTTTCTAAAAAAGTTTACTATATAAATACAATTGGTCAGGAAGTTATTTTTAATAGTCGTAAAGAAGCCGCACAGGCAACTCGTGGTAAATACTCATTACAGTATCAATCAGGCTCTATTACAAAGAGTATTCAATCTAATGGCACAACAAAATGTCCTATGGGTTTTATATGGTTTAAAAAATAATAATGTCATCTCTTGTATTTCACGCCATCGCTTCGACCTGCCTGGCGGCTATTGACGCCAATAGAAGTCAACCACAGAATTGGTGGGTCTGGATAGATTTCAGATGAAAATTTGTCAAAGTTTCTATCATCGTAATAACTCCCAGGCACGCGTGTGAACTGCTGGTTTAGTTTGCCTGCGCCAAGGGTGTTTGTGAAAGTCTGGTCCACGGCATAAGGTGTTGTCTCGTACTTGGAGACGAATTCGGTCCTCAGCCTGCCTATTTCCTCGAGAGTCGGGACGCCGCAGAAAGAGGTATCTGCATCTGGGACAATGTGCTTCATGGGCAGAGTTGTCCAGGCGGGTTCTCCACCTTCAAAGGCGTTCATGGGGATGCCTCCCGCGCCTCCCGGAATCATTCTGATCTGAGCAGCACGAATGTTGTACGACTCGGACAATCTAGAATCCATATTTATCTATGACAATATTTAATTTACGATTCGGAATAAGCGGGGGTTTCTCTTGTTGAAACACCAGCGATGAAGCTGTTGGTGGCAGCTGCCAATGGAACATCGATTTGCTGCCATGTGTATGGAATTGGAGAAACATCGGTGATGAATGTGCGAGACTTGGTTCCACGAAGGGAAGAATCGAACCCGCGCACAAGGTCATTTGACTTGTCGATGTTGTAGAACTCGCCATCGCCTCTTCCGAGATATGGACTTGTGCCCCACAGCTCCGTGTTGGTGTCTGCAAACCCGCCTTCAGACCGTCTGCAAGCACGAGTTGTCTTCTGCACCACAACATCGCCGTACAGGCGGGCTGCTTCTGTGGAGAGACCTATGTTTACCAGACCCCAGATTGCCTGGTTCTTGGCATCCGTGGCCTGAGTCTCGGTGGCTGTGTATTTGTACTGGAAAGTCGAAAATGGGTTGTCAACCAGTGGGATTTGGTTAAACAACACACGGCATTTCTTGCATGCCTGACCTAATCCCTTGGTATTCTTACATTCTTTGCAAGACGACTTGTTAAATGTTGCAGGCATTCTTTATGTAATACAAATATTATTATTTTATTATTTGTTCAAAATGAGATTGTAACCATGTTCTACCATACATCATATAAGGAATATCATTCTTCACGCTATCGTCCATCTTTGTGTTAAGTTCTTCTATAGTGGCATCTGTATATCCTACAGACTTAAGATACTCAATTGCAGAAACACGGGTGTCATACGATTTCTCATACTTGCCATCTATCCAAGATGAAACGGATGTCTTATATGACTTCAAAAATCTCTTTGTGCTATTTTCTGACAGGGATAATACAAAAAATGACATCAAATGACAATATACAGTTCATTTGTTGCGAAATTTAATATGAGCGTTATTTATGAGTATTACATTTGCCGCCATATCGCTTGCCACCTTGGGCGCGCTCGTTTACAAGAATGCTGAACCACAAGCATCAGACATTGTATCTTCGGTAAATGGTAAGACATATAGGGTGATGAATACAGGGAATTTGGAAAATGACCAAGCGGCGGCAGATATGCTGGCAACTCTTGAAAACAGGGCGCGGAAGTTCATAGATGCTGCCACAGTGGCATATACAAAGGATACAAACCTTAAGCGCATAAAAAAGTACTGGACCGGAACAATCACAGAGATACCTCAAACCGAGACCATAGCATATGCCATAGAAAAGAAGGAACTGTATATGTGTGTCAGGGATAGCACGGGGGCTGTTCAACAAGAAGACGATCTTCTGTTTGTCCTGCTCCACGAACTGTCACACATAATGAACCCATCATATGGTCATGACAATTCCTTTTGGTCGCAGTTCAAGAGGACGCTAGAAATTGCCAACAAGCTGGGGTATCTTCCTTTCAAGGACTATGATACGTATTCGGTGTCTGTATGTGGCAAGACAATCACATCAAACCCCGTGACATGTGTGAAGAGGGGTAAATGCAAATCTGAGCTGGCCCCTATCCGGCCTGGGCAATGAACTCGAGAACATAACTCGAGAACAATATGAAGAATGGTGTTTAAAAAACTAATCACGAGCTGCAAAATAGGGCATACACTTGGAGGGATCCTCTTTACAAGTTTTTCCACGTGAACCATAAAGGAATTCAGCAAATGCTATGGTATCTGGAGCACTGGTTGTGGAAGGCATAGTGGTGAACTGTCTAAAACTGTTTTCGACATCGTATACATCATCAAGGTTGCGGAAGAGTCCTTTGTTGAAGTTCTTTCTCATCTCATCTGCCACACCCGGGTCATCATAGCTGCAAGCAGGGGCCCTGCCTTCATCACCAAGAAGAGCTCCTACAGTTGCATTGGAAAAGGGGTTATTTGGCGTTGATGGGCTGCACGCTTTTCTTTCTCTTTTGACCGTGGTTGGTCTTAGGTTAGAGTACGATTCGTTCTTCGTTTTCTTTTTGTTTCCAAGGACAAAGGCAAGGGTGATGATGACTACGATTGCAAGGCCAAGGACGAGGTACATAGGGTTGGACCTGATGAGGGCGACGGCGAGGGAGCAGTAAAAAACTAATCTGACGATTGCGTTAACTCTTTCGGCGTCAGATTGGTCCCTGCTTGGGATAATTTCTGACGGGCGTAGGAACAGTACCCTCACATTCTTGAACCATATAGGGTCCTGCTGAAGTGTTTCTGCAATCATTTATAGTAAAACTATATATTTTTAAAAACAAAAAACTTTGAAGGTCATTCAAAACCACAAAAAAATAAATATGTTATATGTTATTAAAGCATGGAACAAACAATGACACCAACCGATGTGTATCGTACAACATTCCGTCAAGTCTTATCAGATTATGGTTATGATACCCCAATCACGACAACTTTTGCCGGTCGCAAAGCTATTAAATCCGCAAAGAAGATCGCAAAGAAAGCTGCACGTCATTTCAAGAAGACTGGACAGGTACCAAGCTCTGCCGCTATTAATGGTCTTGCAGGAAGAGAAGCGCAACAGCAACAAATACCAATGATTATAATGTCCCAAGGCGGTGGCATGGGCGGTGGCATGGGTGGTAATATGGGTGGTAATATGGGCGGTATGCGTGGCAACATGGGCGGTATGCGTGGCAACATGGGCGGTATGCGTGGCAACATGGGCGGTATGCGTGGCAACATGGGCGGTATGCGTGGCAACATGGGTAGCGGTACGAGCAACAGAAGAAGTATGGTTTCCAAGCGTCCTGGTAGTATGGGTTCCAAATCGCCCATGGGTCGCCCAGGGGGTATGGGTTCCAAATCACCCATGGGTCGCCCAGGGGGTATGCGTTCCAAATCACCCATGGGTCGCCCAGGGGGTATGCGTCCCAAATCAC